TTTATAATATAATATACATGATTATAAAGTTCTTTATCCCCATTGTAACTTTTATATCGCACTATTCTGTACAAGAGGTAAGATAGCACGTTTTCAAGAAGTTCTTTATCTTTGATATTTTTGATTATGGAGTAAACCGACTTAAACGCTTTTGCTGTTCCTTGATTCAACAAATCAGTAATTACCGCCGAGGCGCTATTTTCTTTATGATCTCTGTTAGGAATTTTATCTATTACTTCAAAGGCATCTCTAGTTAAGAATACCGCTTGTGTTGATTCAGAGGGATGAATATAACCCTTACCAGACTTATCAGCAAAACCACTATAACCACATTCTCTTAATATGGAATTCCATTTAGTTATAGAGGAAATAGCTTCTTTGTCTTTAGTTAAATGTAAAGAGACTAATCTAGTAACATTCCAAAATGAGGATATAGAGTTTTTTTCTCTGGCACTCTTCAGGCCATCCTCGTATATCTCATCCCATAAATAATCAGAATTATTTTTCTTTATTTCATTTTCTATGTCTTTTAATATAATTAAAAAATTATTATAGTCTCTACTACCCTCATCATAAAAATACAATTTTTTAGTGTTATAATCTCTACGCTTCTCTAATTCTTTGTTTCTAAGATCTATGATATATTTGTTATCTCTGTTCCATATCTTCTTCAGTGTTTTTACGTCCTTATCAAAGTTATCACTCCCATAATCTTTATACATATCATTAATAAAGTTTTTATTCTTACTCCTAAGAATCCACACATAAGGCCTATCTCCAGCAAAGGGTAAATCCGAGGTTGTTTTGCCCGTCTCTATAAGATTCCACATCTCACGAAGAGGATAACAATAAACCCCCAAAGGAGTATTAAATTTACTTTGAGGATTGATGCCGATTTTATCAATCCTAGTCATGGAAATATAAACATCGGGGTCATCTTTATATTTCTTTAAATAATCATAAGTGGAAATCTTGGGATTATTCTCATGATTACTTCTACGTTCAAATAAAAATTCTTTATAAGATAACATTATAGTAATCCATTTCTCTCGAAAAAACTATATGTAAGCTCTAACTGAAATTCTTCAACTGTGTTCTGATTATCAAAACTTAAGGGGATCTCACCAAGATTACTAGGGTAACAATAATTTAAAACATAACCTTGAATCTCGCCACCCTCTTCATCTAACTGATAAACGTAAGCACTCTTAAGGTATTCTTTTAGACTAGTTGCTCCACTAGTCCCATATCCAGCCTTAATAGCTCCCATCCAACGTTCAATATTTTTCCTAATGAGGAAATCTTTATCATTAATAATAGTCAATTGCCAAGGTTGATAACTGATATCACCAGCAATATTTATCGTGTTATTCTGATAATTAATTGGAATATTATCGAAACTCATACCGGGGATACTAGCAGACTTACAGAAGAATTTCATCTTCTCACCCAAGAAGGGAATTTCAACTTTAAATAAGTTTGGTCTAGCCCCATGTTGAAAATTAGAAACAAAGTCTGAGATCGAAGCCATATAATTATTTCCTCTTGAAATAACCTGATTTAATTTTCTTTAGGGTATTAGGAAAGTGTTTCTCCATATCTAGAACATCAACTATATCATCTATTAACTCTTTATAGTTTGAAATATCTTTATACTTCACCATTTGAATTCTATTTTCTCTATACATCATATCATATAATTCTTCCCACTTATGAACCTCACTCAACAAAGATTTTATACCCTCTCCATAATCTTTATTTAAAATTTTATCTATTACGGTAAAGGCATCTCTGGTTAAGAACACCGCTTGTGTTGGCTCAGAGGGGTGAATATAACCTTTACCAGATTTATCAGCAAAGCCACTATAGCCGCACTGTCTTAAGAGCCAGTTCCACTTAGTTGCTCGTTTTATTGGAGCTTCATAAGGTGTCATCTCTTCAGAAATTAATCTACTTAAATTCCAAAATGACGATATAGGATTCTTTCCTCTAGCTGAGGCTAATGCTTTCTCATAAGTTTCGTCCCATAACCCAAGTAAAAAATCTCTCTTATTTGTTTCATATAAAACTAATTCGCGTCCAAATTTATCTAATTTTTCCTTACGCTTAATTAGTAATTCCTCTCTGCTCATATCATATCGTTCTTTTATTTCTTCGTCTGTAAGGGTTACTACTCTGTCGTATCTCTCAGTATAATCCTCTACATCTTCCTTTAGGCTAGAAATCAATCTATCAAACTCAGTTGGAACATTTTCTAGGTTATCTTCCCATATCTTCTTCAGTGTTTTTACGTCCTTATCAAAGTTATCACTCCCATAATCTTTATACATATCATTAATAAAGTTTTTATTCTTACCCTTCACGATCCAAATATAAGGCCTATCTCCAGCAAAAGGTAATCCCCTTGTAGATTCCTTATGCTCGATTAAAGACCATACTTCTTTCAGAGGGAAAAAGTAGATTCCTAGCGGAGTATTATACCGACTCTTAGGATTAATCCCTAATTTATCTACATCAGTGAAGGAAATATAAATATCAGGATCATTCCTATAAGGTCTTAGCTGAGTATAAGCCGACACTTTAGGATTATTCTCATGATTACTTCTACGTTCATCTAAGTATTCTTTATAAGATAGCATAATTATTTCCTATAATTTAATTTGATAACGAATTTATACTTATCATAGATCTTCTCAAATAAGTCTTCAGGAGTATTTATCTTTAAATCTCTCATCACCTTAATGATCTTGCCAATCTTATCATTAGATTTATAATTATGAAACATCACTTTGAACTGAGTCATTCCATCTTCCTTGTACCAACCCAACACATAATTAGTTAAAATTCGTTTAGCATTTTTTGAGAATAAGGGTAACACTTTTTCTTCATAATCTTCTCTAGTCTCTAATCGATATTTCTCAATAGGAAACTTAATGACTTCTACCCAAGCACTCGCCTCATCATAACCCTTAACCATATCAAATCTAGATACATATTCTTTCTTATCCTCTTTAAAGGAGTCTCTATCCTTAAGCATATCTAAAGTGTTAATAGCATTCTTTTTATTTCTAGTGCCATAGTCAGATTTATTTTTATAAAGGTAGATAGGAATATTATTCTTCTTACAGAATGAATAAATCTGTTGGATTGTTCCTACAAATCTATCATCAACCTTAGTCTCTCTAGTTTTCGGATTCTCTTTCTTAATATCAAGAAACGAAAATTCAGTGGATGAGAAGGAGTAGAGGATATGAACCTCTTTAATATAATCGATTGCATTTTCGATAAATTGATCATCGGATACAACCCTATCTTCCATCTCGTGTTTAGAGGGATCAACCTTTCTGAACTCTGGCCCCCAATAATCAACAGGGAAGCCCTTGTATTTTTGATTCAATTTCTTTCCATCTAAGGTCAGGTAAATTTCAGAAGTGTAAGGGTCTTTAGCAATGTAACTAGACATAGGACTTCTAGCAGTTGAGAGGTAATAATATTTATTTTTATTATGAATCTTGTCAGACTCAGTGCCAACCGCACTCGTTAATCTGAATCTATTTTGAGTGAGGATTTTTAGGACTGCCTGAAGATTACTTTTATGAAAGATGATATCACTTACTTTTTCCGCTAAATATTCTTTATAAGATAGCATAATTATCCTTGACAATTAAATTGATTCCTGCTATATAATATTTATCTTAATTGAGGAGTAATTAAAATGAAAAGAGTTACGGTTTACTCAAATAACATTAGAGATGAGTTTGAGGTTATTGGAACTTACTATGTTCCTCAGTGTACCGAAATTATCGTCATTAAACACGTCATATACAAAGTTGATGAAGAATTTCCAGATGAAGCTTACCCTGCTAAAGTTAGTTATATTGATTAGGAGTTAATCATGAAAGATTTACTCAGTGATTTGATTGTGGATTATCATTGTGCTGTCAGGGATGGTCTTGAGGATTACGCTGATAAATGTTCTCAACAAATTGTAACCTTACAAACAGCTCTTTATAATCAGGAAGAAATTGAAACTGATCGTTATGGTTGGCCTCTAATCCTTAAGGAGAATTAAATGTATCTATCAATGGAAGATCTACGGAAAACTTGGAAGTACAAATTCTATCATTTTATTTGGATAAAAGCTGGTAAACTTACCAGACTCGCAGGGAAGAAAATTGTTAAAATTGTTTCTGATAATGAGAAACGATATGAGGGATAGAAGACACCACAACAATAAAGGTTATAAACAGATTAAAAATGGTAAGGTAATAACTAGCCTTGAACATATTGCTAGAAAACTTAAGTTACCGTTTTATAAACCTTCTGAGAATGAAGAGAAGGATTAATTAGATTTAATTCTTATTCTCTTGACAGGTTTATTAGATAATTGTATAATGGTTCTAGGCAAAAAGAAAATTCAAAAAACAAAAGATTCAATTAATATTAGTTGTAATATTATCATGATTATTTATCACCTTATTTAAGCACAGGTCTGATAATGAATTATCCATTTATGAATAAAATATAATAATTCGCTTCGCTCATGCTTCGCAATAAATTTCTAGGAGATTAAATGTCTGAAAATAAATACCTCTATCGTTATGAATCTTATCGTAACGTTTCCTGTGATGAATACGATACTGTTTATCGTGGTAGTATGAAGATGAAACTTTATACATATAATATCATTAAGGAAACTAAATGTGGGTGTTGGATCTTTACTGGTTATCATCTAGTAAACAGAATCTTAGAAAGTAAGGATGTTTCTAAAGAGTATCAGAAATTCGTTAATCTAACTTGTAACAAGAAGTTTGCTTGTCGCACCATTGAGGATGCTAAGGAATCTTTCATTGCTAGGAAGAAACGTCAGATTAGAATTCTTACCTCACAATTAGATGATGCTAAGGAAGCTTTAAATTTAATTAGTTTAGAAATTAACTCTTGACATTATTCTTAGATAAGGTTATACTCTTTAAACATTGAGCAACACTTAAAGGAGAATGACGATGACTGAGTTTGAGAATAATTGTTATGGGTGTGATCCTAAAGAATATCTTGAGTCTGCTAAGAATTCTTTAAGTTATAAATTTAGTGGTAAGAATATGGTAATCTTTAGTATTCTTTCTGACGCTCAGGAATTGATTGCTATGGGTGCTGGTGAGAAAGCTCGTAAGGAAATTAATCTAGCTAAATATCTTTTGGAATACCTTGAGGAGAAATAATTATGGATGAATGGGTTAACGGGGTTATGGTAGGAATCGCTGTTGGTTGTTTCATGACTCTGGTTGCTGCTGCACTTATTTATGCTAATGAAACTGGTGGCAGGAATAAACGTTGTATTGAACTTAAGGTTGCCACTTATGAAGCTGGTAACTTTAAATATCTAGATAAGAATATCGAATACATTATCACAGGGAATAAATAATTATGAGAGCTAGAATTGTTGTTGAACATTATTCTGGTAAGGTTCATTACAGTGATAGTAGTGTAATGACTGAAGAAGAATTAGGTGATTTGATTTCTCTTTCAAAAAAGGATTTGAATTATTTAAACATAAAATGTAATGGTAACGACACAATTATTAAAGAAAATTATCTTACTAACTGTGTCATCACCATCGAAATTCTTGAAAAATAGTGTTGACTTCTTAATCGTAAGCTGATATAATTCTTAAACATTAAACGAGGAGCTAAAATGAAATTTATTATCTTATGTCTCATGTGTCTGATCATTGTTGGTTGTGGTAAGTTTGATCGTATCACCGCTAGTGTTACTGGTAATTCTGAGAGTTGTATTGATGGTGTCACTTACCTTCAATTTACTTCAGGAGCTTGTGTTAAAGTTGACATTAATGGTAAGCCTGTTGGGTGTAAGTAATTCTCGAAAGAGACGCCATAGTGCGCTATGGAAATCTGCTAAAGGGGAACTTGTTAGGTAAAAGATTTTGTGTGGGCTGGTCGTCTAAACGGAAGGACAATGTGATTTGCTAGTGTTTGAAGTGTCGTGTGGCGAAATTCGATTGATCACCGAATGAGCCATTAATGGGGTAACTGGTCTATTACCTCAGAGATAATCAAATAATCATTTCACATAAATGTGGGTTCGATTCCCGCCTAGCTCTGCTAACAAGAAGGTCGCAAGACAAAACTAAAACGAGGCGTCAGTACACGCCTACCCTTTAGACGCTAAATTAAAATTTAATGGATGGTTAGCATAATTGGTAATGCCCTCGCCTGTAAAGCGACAAGATGGAGATTCAAATTCTTCACCATCCACCAAAAGTAACGGAACATGGTTAACAGTTAATTTAATGTAATGTTGAGATTTAGTTGCTGCTAACAATTAAATTTCCATTACAACTCCATCTAGGTATTGTGCCTATCTTGATGTTGTAGTTATTAACTGTTTTTAGAAGTGACGCTTCACATGTTCTGGTAATTTAGTTTATCAAATTGTAAATAAAAATGAGGATCAGTAATGGCTAAACTAAAATTTATCGATTTACTAAATAAAGTGAATAATGGAAGTAGAAGTCTTCATGAATCTATTCCAGTAAAGGAAGTAAATCAAGCATTATTAGATTGGTGTAAAAATTCATCAGCCGGTATTCTTATCGGTGGTTGTGCTGTAGATTTCTATGTTAGACCTAGAATGACAATGGATGTAGATTTTCTATTTCTATCTAGTTCTGATATCCCGAAAACTGTTCTTGGTTTCAAAAGAATTAGAACAGGTGCGTTTCAGCACAATAAAACTCATGTTGAAATTGAAGTGATGTCTCCAGACTCAATTAATATTTCTAAGAAATTGGTTGATAAAGTTATCAAAACTGCTATAATTAACTCTGGTGTGAATGTAGCATCTCCTAGTGGTTTAGTAGCTTTAAAACTTAAGAGACTTAAGAGACATGATATAGGGGATATTATTGACCTCTATAACACTGGTAAGGTAGATTTAAACGGTTGGGATTTGACAGAAGAAGATATTAAAAACTACGAACAAATACTGAGTAAGTATAATTAAATTATGGTATAATAACTAAAGGTTATTAAAATGATGGAATTTAAGTTGGGAGATAGAACGGTGAAATTAAAGTGGAATAAAATTCTAAGAGAAACACCACAAGTATTCGATAAACCTCTTAACGATGATTATATTGACGAAAAATTAAGACAACCAATTGCTGACGCATTTAATAGTAATGGAATTTACCCCACAGACGACAAAGAAATCTTTCATATACCTAAATTAGTTGGAGGATTATTCTTATACGTAGTCGAGGGTAATTTTGTTGGTGCGGTGAATTTCGATTACACATATTTAGATGGGGAATCTTATTTTGTCCCCACCTTAGCTAAGAAATTTGAAACCGATTATAGTGGTGTGTTACACAAAATTTATAAATTTGTTGGAAATAAGTATAAGACTGGTATAGTTTCTGACGAAACACAATCAAGAGATTCATCTAGCATATGGAAGAAATGGTTTCTTAATCCTGAGAAATATGATATAAAGGAAATTTACACCATTCCTAGAGGAATGACTAATGTAGATGATGTTTGGAATAGTTCTGATAAATATAAAGATGTAAGAGTTGTTGTAAAATTTAAGAGTTGAGATAACTTATGGTGGCATTCTAGATCCTACTGTAAGCTGGACTCCACGATAGGCAAGTAAGCGTGTATAATTCCTTGTCAGCCTCAATAAAATTTCAAGTGTGGTAATGTGGAAAGCAAGAGCATGTTGAGAATTATATTAGCCTGTCCTCTGATATAATTCTCCATGATAACTCTATAAGAAGCTAGGAGTACCATTTTTAGAATTAGGTAACGCTAGTTCACACATTTGAATTAAAAGTTTGGAGAGTTGGCAGAGTGGCTTATCGCAACTGGTTGCTAACCAGTAGGGCCGAAAGGTTCCATAGGTTCAAATCCTATACTCTCCTCCAAAATATTTAATATGCGCCTATAGTTAAATGGACATAACAGTACCCTTCTAAGGTTCTATTCCAGATTCGATTTCTGGTAGGCGCACCAAACTATATAATAGCTAATATAATAAACGTTAATAGTGATTAGGCTTATTAATGGATAACCTCTCAACCACAACAAAAATTAAAGATTATATAAAACAAGAAATCTTGTTTATTATTCCTACAAAGTGGCGGAAACTTTTATTAAAAGAAAACACAAATCTCACAGTAAAGGGAATAAATAAAAAATATATCGATAAGAATATAATTCGTTTCATAGAAGAATCAATAATCGAAGACCAGTTTTGTATCACAGACGAATCTGATATTTATGTAATACTTAAAATGTTTAGTGGATTATTCTTTTATTATAAAGATTTAAAAATAATAGGAGCTGTAGATTTTGATATCTTTTCTGGTAAAGGTGAGAAGATATTAGATATGATTTTTACCGATAGGTTTGAGGTTGACTATCCTGATACTCTTGTAACCATTTTTAAATTAGCAAGCCAACGATATAAGGCATGGTTGATTTCTGACCATACAGATAAATTAAAGAGTTCTAGTATATGGTTTAAATTTTTGAGCGATCCAGATGAATATGGGATTAAAGAGATTTATACTGATTCAAATAGAATCGTGATTAAATTTTAAGTTGAAGTATAAGGAATAAATAACCCTAAAGGAGAACGAGATGGATTGTAGAACAGGGCAAGTATTTGATTACAACGAAGCATTTAGAAATGCTCAAGAAAAGTTTCCTGAACAATCTAAGTTTTACAAGGAAGTTCCAGCACAAATGTTAAGAGAGAAAACTGGTCGTAATGAAAATTGTCCTTGTGGGAGCGGAATTAAATTTAAAAAATGTTGCTACATGAAAGGGTAATCTAAATGTCATATTCATCTTACAACACCTGTCACAATTGTAAGAAACAAAAAGTTTGTACTGACCATGTTAAGGTTCAAGCGGCAATTAATGATATTCACACTGGAACACTGAATGATGTTGCTGGTCATTGTGGTGCTGGCTCTATTATCATCATGTGTCATAACCACGATAAGAAGTAAATAATGAAACCTAAGATTACTGAAGCTCAATTAGCTGAAGCAGTTGTATCATATCTTGAAGACTGGCAATGGGAAGTTTATCAAGAAGTTTCTCATAATGGTGGAGCAAGATGTGACATAGTTGCTACTAGAGGAAAAATTCAATGGGCTATTGAGTGTAAATTAAGTTTAGGGTTTCCTGTCTTAGAACAAGCCTTTAATTGGAAACGATGGTGTCATTATGTTTCAGTGGCGGTTCCTAGAAATTCTAGTACTAGTTTTGGTGATATGATTTGTGATAGATTTAATATTGGGATTTTATCAGTTGATCCTCAACACATAATTAATCCATCTAGACATTGGCCCACAGTTCATGAAAGGAAAGCTCCAAAATTATTCAGGAAAGCTTTAGGATTAGCACTAGTAGAAGAACAGAAACATTGGGCTAAGGCTGGTAGTCAAAGCGGTTGTGGATATTACACTCCCTTTAAGAAGACAGTTCTGAACATGATTAATATTGTCTCTAAGGAAGCTGGAATAGAATACGTTGATCTAATTAAAAAATCAGAACATCATTACAGTAATGATGCTACAGCTAAAAATTGTCTAAGAAAATTTATCGGGACAAGTGTTATTCCTGAATTAAGATTAGAAGTCGTTGATAAAAAGATGCGTGTATTCTTAAAGGATAGTTAATTATATTACACGATTTCCTTTTATTCTTATTTTATAAACGTAAGTGTTTATATTGTGGAAGAATCATAAAGAGAGATAAATATTATTGTAATGATGACTGTTACGAAACTCTTATGGATTTAAAAATTCAAGGATATTGGAGTGGGATTTCTTTAGGCCCAACAGATTACAAATCAGATCATTGGTAAATCGCGGTGCCATGCCTAGCCTGTTAATCCCTATGACAGTGATGCACACTTTGGCGAAAAAATAAAAGTTGAGTTTAGCAGATTATTAACTTTTATCCCCTCTTTTAATCGCCCTATTCCGTCAGGTTATGGATGTCTTAGTTTTATTTAGGGATAATTCTGAGATAAGAGAAATGCCTCACTAACCTTAATTGGTAGTGAGGCATTATCATTTCTAGATTATTCTGTATTACTAACGCTAGATTAATTTGCTATCCAGCCGCCGAGCGCGAAGGTCACTTGAAATTCTTGAACCTGATCTTGATTGTCAAAGGAAAGATCAATAGTCCCAAGATCAGTAGGGAAACAATATTTCATCGTATAGCTAATATTACTATCTTGTCCATTCTGAAGAATCTGAGTCACAGTAGCATCAGCGTAATATTGATTCTGATTCGTTGCACCATTAGTTTCAAGGTTAGACTTAATCGAATCCATCCACGCCTCAAGCTGTTTTCTGATACCATAATCAATATCATTCACAACAGTAATTGACCAATCCTGAAAGGTTGCGGTTTCTCCAGCAATAGGAATAATATTGTTGAGATATTTCATCTCAATTTTATTAATCGTCTTACCGGGAATCTGAGCTGCTTTCACAAAGAACTTAGTATCAGCACTAAGTTTAGCAGGGATGTCTAATCGGAAGAGATTAGATCTAGCTCCATGTTGAAATTTACTTACGAAATCTGCGATACCAGTCATTTTATAACTCCTTATGCTCTATTAGTAATTTCTTTAAAGTCCACACCATTCTTAGTATTAATGAAATTTAATTCGATTTCTTCAATGTCAGAAGCAGGTTTCACGAAGATACTCGCCACTAGCTGATTATTATCTAATTGAGTCGAACCATTATTAGAACTATCACATAAAACTGCATAATCCAATAAACCTTCCTTAGCCTTAATGTCAGCTAAGAAGGGATCAACAATACTAATCCATTGTCTACGTGTGAAAGTATTATTCTTTTCAAAGAGGAAATAACGACTAGCAATACTAATAGCCTTTTCCATATAGTTAAATAAGCGTCTCACCGCAACTCTACTGAAAGCACTTGAGGCAGTAAGTAAAGTTTTCTGACCTAAGACAACATGACCTTCACCGGGGAAACTCACAACAGGGTTAATGTTATTCTTATAGAGAATGTCACGAACACCCTTATCAGGATTAAAGGCAAGTTTAATGCAATTTTTAATCTGACCTCTCGTTAAACCAGCAGGAGCAAACCATAATTCTCTAGTAGCATCATTACTAGCAAAGATACCTGCTATATCACCGGAAAGGGGAAGCCAGCGATACTTATCATTATAACGGTCATACTGATACTTCCAGTTACCATAAAGAGCTGCGTAGCTTGTAGGCTTATTCAGGGTCGTTTTAACATAGGTTTCAAGAGCTGCCTGAGCCTGACTAGGAGTCTTCTTAACCACATCACCACTATAAGGACTAAGGACAAAGAAAATGTCATTACGTTTACTAGTACCAACCATTTTATCGACAACACTTTTCTGAAGAGCAGCAACACTAGCAGCACTATTCAAGGTAGTATTATGACAGTCAACAAGAATACTGAAATCAAAATCTTCAGGATTAGCAAAGATGTCATAAGCCTCATCAAAGTCAGCACTGGTATAAGTCCCTAAAGTTCCACCAACTAGAGCAACTTCTTTTGAGACTGGTAAGGCAAAGGTGGAACTATCACCAGTGTAAGCACAGATATAACTTGAATTACGATTAATGTATTCACCAATCCAAGTTGTCTGACCATTATAATCCTTAGCGGTAGGACTCGTTGAACAAATATGAGTTTCAACAATAGCCCAAGTTGAAGTATCAATTGGATCTGGATACTGGACAACAACAGCAACATCATTAGTCTCAAGAGTAGCCTTATCAAAGAGGTCTACGAATTTAGTAGTTCCATAGATAGTAGCAGTCGTAAATGAAGTTGAGGGACAAGTGGAAACTTTAATTGAGTTACCATAAGCACCGGGATATCTGGCAAGAATTCTAAGTTTCTCTCCAGTGTTAAAACTAATATCAGTAGCATCAAAATCATCGGTATCATTAAGTCTAATATCACTCACACTAGCAGCAGTTGCTAAGGTAGAGACAGTTGTGAAACCAAGACCAGCATTGAGCATGGTAGAGTTTTCAGCTCTATTAATATAAAGAAGCTGATTGTACTGAAGAATATTATAAGCAGTGAACCAATCAATATAATTGGTATCATCAGGCTTGCCATAGACTTCCTCTAGGGATTTAACATTGGTAATTAGAACTCTCTCAGTACATGGCCCTTGTGAAAATGCTCCCACCATAGCAGTTACAGAACTAGCTAATTGTGGAACACTAGTGCTAAGATCAGATTCTTTTACAATAACTCCAGCGGATAATTTCATTTTGTTCTCCTTATTCTTAAACTATTGTTTATTATTATTTATCTTTTAAGTTAATCGTCATCCAATCCATCGTCACAAAAGAGTGAGCATGGAATTAAGTTTTCGTTGATATCATCTATCTGAGATTTATTTAATATTTTGCTTAGGTTTTCTTCGTCTAACCAAAGATTCGTGAAGTCCTTATTATTTATCCAGTAAGCAAAGTTCACTAATGGCATAACTAAATCGTCACCATCTTCGTTACTATAAGAGTCTCTAGCATTTCTAACAAACCCACCTAACTGTTCTATGGTCTTCCAATGAGTTAAAATTAATTGACCACTTTCCACTAAATATTTTAATTGGGAACATCCTAAACGTTTAGTTAACTTTGTGGTCTTAACTCCAAAATCATCATTGAAGAATTGGTGCTCATATTCCACATCGTAGTTGAGATTTCTGCAAACTTCAGATCCACCATTATTAGTTTCAATGACAACTAAGGCAGTGTTATACATTTCTCCAATTAAGGAGATAGGTACATGAAAATTTTCTATCTTAACTGTGTTATCATAATACACAGCCACTTGTTTGTATGGCCTAGTCGTTATATCTAGGACTTGACAAGTTGATTCATCTAATCCAACTCCCTCTCCAGTGTCAACAAAGATTAAATATTTCCTATCTGGTTTAGGATACTCTAGGATATCAAATTTACTTTCCATCCTAGACTCAAGAGGAGTTTCAACAACCATAGCCTTTAACGAGTAACTATCAATTAAGGAACCACCAGACCCCTTAAATTCTACAGCGTATTCTTGTTCCCAATGTTCAATACCCTTTTCTCTTATTATCTTTTCTTTAAATTTTTCGTCTCTCCCCGGTACTTCCCACCACTCAACCTTTAAATGTTTATAACCAGATCTTCCACTTTCTGCCTCTTTCCATATCCTATAGAAATGATTTAATCCTTTAGGAGTACTGGAAATAACAATCTTAGCGTTTGGATCTGCTGAAACAACCGGAAGAACAGAGTCAAAAAATTTCTCGGCCATTTTCTTTGGGATGAGTCCACATTCATCAATGTACAGCAAATTGATGCTGCGACCCGAAATTGATGTTGATGAAGACGACCCTATAACTACAGTACAACCATTATCTAACTCTAAGGATTTCTTATTCCACTCTCTTACCCCAACCTTAAGCCAGATAGGAAGATGTTCATATATTAACTGAACTCTATCGAAAATGACCTTAGCCGTTTCCTCCTTGTTGGCAACAATAGCCACGTTCTTATACTGATTGAAAATAATATAATGAGCTATGTATGCTGCTGCTGTGGCCGTTTTTCCCGATTGACGGCCCGAAAGATAGACACACCTTCCGTTATTATGTATTAAATCTATAATATTTTCTTGATAGTTTCTAAGTTCAAATAACTGTAAACCGTTTGGAGTTACAATTTTTACATATTTTTTAATGAAATATTTTACGTCTTCCCTACATTTAATTACTTCTTCTATTTGTTCTGGTGTATATTCTAGATCTACATTATCGCCTTTGAGATTGCTGTTACCTCTATAATAGATATTATTTTTCATGAATCGATAAACCTTTGTTAACTCCCATTAAATATACTCACTAACCTTATCACCCATATCAAGTTTAATGAAGGGTTTCTCAATATATAATTCAATTTTTCTGAGAATAATCCAGCATCAACTAGATCAATATATTGTGCTAAGTTTTTATATGTTCCCTTAGTTCCATCAATATAAAGATAAAGCATAATAGGTACAGGATCATTACCATATAACTGTTTAGCCGCTTCAACTCTATTTCTACCCTCATGTCCTCTAACAACACAACGACCATCATCAATTTTAATATCTAGCCAAGGAGGAGCAATAGGAGTTCCCTTTGACATCTCTTCCTTAAGTCCCTCAACATTAGATAATCCACCAGTAGGTTGAGCAGCAAGGTATTGAAACTTACGAGGGGTAATTAATCCTATCAACCCTCTATACTCAACATCACTTTTAGATTGAAGTGGAACCATCCCTAAGGGTTCATGATAACCTTCATCATCTCTCCAAGGAGTAATCGACCAATTAGGTTTAGTTGAAGATTCAATTAACCATTGCTTATAAGTTTTCATAATAGATCCTTAATAGATTTCTTGTCCCAAAATTTACAAGCCCAATATCTAGGCTCCCATTTATTAGGTTTATCATCATCACAGGAATGTCTAGACCTAAATGCTTTTCTTCTATCAGGATTACTTCTCTTAATGGTACTTTCGGGATCACCGAAATAAACCTTAACAACATTACCCTTATCATTCTTCACATAAACCATATATTTCTTCTTAGGATTATCTGAGGATCTAGGTTTATCTAGGGTAACTTTTCTTCCTTGATATTCCGCAGACTCATTTAACCATTCTTTATAAGTTAACATTAAGGTTACTCCAGTGTGAATCTAACTGCCATTGTACCACTATTTATCATCCTAATGAGCTTCTTATAATAGTTAAGATATCGATCTCTTTCTGTTCCTTCTTTCTCATTCTCCCAATTATCAATTAAGGCTTCTAGGGTATCGATGAAGTATTTCTTGAGAGTATTAACCCCAGCTATAGCAGCTTCAATTAAACTAGCCTCATCAATATAAACTTCTTCCATGAAGGAGGATAAGGGGTAAGCATCATCTTTGTTAGCCACTAATCGTTTCATATTATCAGGAGAATAATCAGTAGGCTCACCATTCTTAAAGAAAGTAATGTAACCTAATGTTAAGAGATTAAAGGTAGGGTTATCGTGCATTAATTCTTCACCAGTATCCTTATTAATTTTAGCAGGATACTTATCGTCATAACCTGAATTAGTTCTGCAATAAACTCCAGTCTTCTTACCTTGCTTCTTATCTAACCAAGCCTGAACGGTTTCCCTGAATCCTGATACCATCTTCCCATAAGGTCTATCTGGAACATAAAGAAAGATATCTTCAGGATTATTAGGATTGAAATAAGGAACAATTAATAATCTTGCAATAGGGTCATTTAATTTTTCTTTGCTAGGAACTTGTTTGACAGTAAAATGTTTTTCATATTTGTCAATAATTTCTTTAAATTCTTCTATACCTTCTTCTACACCGTCAGACAAATATTTTATAATATTCATTCTTGTATCGGTTATGTTGTCATAAAATTCTTTTTTATCAAATATTTTTCCCCTAAGACCAATTACATCAGATGATCTGTGTTGTGTTTTTTTAATAGCGTTGAATATTTCGTCACTCACTTCTTTGCTTATTTTAGAATGGACATCTTTAAAATACTCTTCACCCTTCTCAATAACATAAGCTATCATCCAGTCAGTTTCAAACTCAGCAGGAATATAATATTTATTCTCACCATCAACTAAATTCTTACAACTAGACCATTGACGATCAGTAGATTGTGAGACATAGTCATAAAGGTGACGACTAATCACTATTTCATATTCTTTTTCCTCAGAAGCATTCTTACCCTTAAATCTTTCATTAAATTTCTTCAAGGTAGAATCATCATCAGCTAAGAGTTTACCAATACGAATAATTCGATTACTCTCCTTCTTAACAGCTATACCATCTTTCCATGAGGAAATTTCATAACCCTTACTATTCAATTTACTATTAACTAATTGGTAAGTCGAGTCAGATTCAAATCCGTTTAAGGGTAAGTAGATTCGTTTAGCATCACCAAACCAAGCATCGTATTTCTTATTAAAATGTTTCTTGAATATTTTATATTGATCTCTATACTGAGATAATTTTAAGGCTTCTTCTAGCCATTCCTTATATGATTTCATATCAGTCCTTAATCCCTATATTTTTCTTGCCACTCTAATTCTTCTAAGTCAAAATTATCCTCAATGTATTTTATGGCTTCGTCTTTATCTTCAAATGTTTCTCCGTTCACATATATTTCTCCTATATTGTTCAATAACCAATCAGGATCAAAAATGATTATTTCTGATTCATCGTTGTGCCCATAGTTGTTACTAATGATTGTGTCTTTCATATACTCATGACATCCTGCTTTTATTCCTAGCTTCCGAAGAATATCTCCTAAATAATTTTCTTTTATCTCTCCAAATCTATCCAACGGAATGTTATATTTTTCTATATTTTCTTTCGCTAATGTTTCGTCAACATCCTCACCCAAACTAGAGTCGGTGTAAAACTTTAAAAACCATTCAGGAATAACAAAGATTTTTAATTCATTAACCTCAAACGCTAATCCAGAGTTAGTGTCAGAAAACTTGTTAATCATATTGTCGTTTATAGAAGTCGAAAACGTATCACTATCTCTTATTTCTCCATGAGAGTTTCCGTGAATACTAGATGTGGACAAAATTTCATAAAGATTTCTTAAATATGTGCCGTGAAAAACAAATCCAGAATAGGTTATCGTGTTTGATTTTATATAATCTTCAAATCTATTAGATGATGTTTCTAACAACCATTGTTTATATGATTTCATTTTTAATTATCCTTCTGAACATATTCGTTAGAGAAAATATTATTGATATGTTTGTTATCCTTAATCTTATCATAGCTATAAGGAATTACTCTACCATCATAGACCTTATCAACTTGCATCCTATAGTAAGGTTTCATATTCTTATGTTGAGTAATATTTAGTTTGATGAATGACTTTAAAGAACCATAAGGCTTAATGTCATCAGCAACATCATTATGAACTTTATTTAAATTTTTCCAGATATAGAATTGATCATCAGTCAAGAGTCCTCTTATCATATTCATATTTGATGAACTAATTAAATCCTCAAATTGTTTCTTACTAGGATTTCTAATGATATGAGTGTCAGACATAGACTCGCCTAACCATTCTTTCCAAGTCTTCATTAGTTTACCTCCACCATGAAGAAGTAAAAATCTTCCACTTCATCATAAATCTTCTCATACTTCTTCCCTAATTTATTTATGATTTTTTCATAAAGACTAGTTCTAGATTTTTCACTCTTCTTTGAAATAAACACTATTACATCGACACTACTATTCTTTACATAACTTTCTATAATGGATATGATAGTAGAGAATACTTTATATTGATCCTTAGTGTTACTTAAATTAAAATCTCCTCTCTTTATATAAAAGAATATCTCTGCTAGAGTTAAACTATTATATTTCTCAAATCCTTCATAATCTTTAATGTATTCTCCATCAACAAATCCTACTTTATAGGTTATCCGTTTATCAGTTTCAAATGTATATTGGTCGTCGTCTACATAGTCAAAGTCGTAGCTATTCTTGAGTATTTCCAATAAATATTCTTTATAACTCTTCATTGATCTTCTCCTAATGATAGCATTACAATTATTTATCTGTTTAAATAAGAAAACCTTAGAATTTACTCTAAGGCTTATTAATCATAATGGTTTCCCATTCACCATCAGGGAAGTTTAATTTACCGATACTTGTTACCTCATAATCTTTAATTAATTTATTGATTAAAGGTCTACTAAATTTATTAACAGAGGTGTAAACTTCCTTACCTTTATCTAAGGCTTTAATTAATCTCGTTTTCCATATCCTAAAATCTTCTACATCATCACGTTTCATCTTACCTGATTTGCTTAATAGGCCGATAATGAAAGCTTCATTAGGAGTCTCTAGGTATTTCACGAAAAGATTACCTGTCGTCTCAACGGTAGGATCTTCCCCCATCATATCAGATAACATTTCATCCTGAGATAAAATCATCTCTGAGAACTCTGGAGAATAAATTGACTTTAATAAATCGTTATATTCTTCTACTGAAACTTGTTTAGCTTCAGTTAGCCATTGCTTGTAAGTTTTCATTTATCTTCCTCGCCACAATACCCTTGGAATTAATTTCTTGGGGAGTTATCTTCTCTACCTTACCTATAACATAACCATATTTCTTCTCCCCGTCTCCTAGTTCAGAATCAACTAAGTGTTTAGATTTATCCTTAGCCCAACTTTCTTTATCATACTCAATTTCTTTTTCTATCGTCATATAACCAATAAGTTTAGCCTTACCTTTACCAGTCTGAATAATTCCCACTCTCTTTCCAATATAAGGTCTAAGGGTAGGAGTATTACGAGTTTCAATAGTTTTCTTTCCACTCATAATATAATCAGTCCAAGGATACTCAGAGTCATTAATATTAATTCCCATTGTTGACTCTGATAAATATTGTTTATAAGATAGCATCACTTTAACCTTTAAGGAGAAAAATATGTTACAACGAATTAAGTGTTTCTTTGGTTATCATCCTTGGGAAACTGACGTATTTAATGTTAGAACTGATAACGATCAAGTGTTAACTTTAGCTGCTAAACAGTGTAAGTGTTGTGGTAAATCTAAACTAATCTTTATTTACTTCTAAAATGGTCTAGTCTCCCCAAAGTCAATATAGAGTGTGGCGGTAGTCGCACTAATATTATCGCTATAGGTAGGAGATATACTAGTCATAGCATTAAGACTATCTAGCTCTGAGAATGGTGTATCCTCAAACGTTTCATCGGATAATTCTAGGAGATTACATACTATCTTGTAATTCATGAGACGCCCTGTCATATACAAAGTGTACTTCTCCTCAGCTTTACTCACGGAAAATACTCTATTAAAATTAGGTACATATATCAAATCACCCGTAAATGGTCTGTCTCCGATAGCTTGATGAATGTCACTCATGTTAACTATGAAATTAACGTTATTAGTGGTCTGAATTCCGAATTTGGAGAACATTTCGTCGTTTTCAAAGTCTAAAGGATTCTCTAAATACATTGATATCATAAACGAATTATCGCCAGTAAAATAACTACCAATAGCGTCACCAAATAGCATATCATCTTTTCTTTTATTGCGTGGCATGTAATAACAGTCTATACCATAAATATTAATAATTTCTGAGGATAGATTGTTGAACAGATTAAACTCGTTAGTATTATTTTGACTAAAGAAATTAAAATATGGATTACTCATATAATCCCTCAAGTTTCTTTAAGGCTTTAGTGTTAAGTAAATGTTTATATCCATCATCAACTAATGATTCAACAACACCTCTATCATCAAAATCACTCCAGCCATTATAAGGTTGTTCTATCTCTATATTATATTTATAACCCTCTTCTTCTAATTCTGCCCCATGATCATCTATCATCTTACAAAACTTATCAACAGTCATAGCAATTTCTAATGGTTCATCATGAGGCTCACCTAAGATATAGCAAGAGCCAGCTTCAGTGAATTCATCATAACCATGATTAATCACGATATCAAAATTAGCTAAGGCTTTCTTGATCGCTTTGCTAATCTCATTGCTCGTTCCCCACTCATAACCTCTAGCGTAGGATTGTTCGATAGCATTAATTATCTCATCTTCTTCTTTAATTAAATCGAAATAACTATTATAATCTTCTTCATCATAAGCATTAACTTTATCTTCGCCTAATTCTTTAATTAAGTATTCTCTAACTTTATCCTCATCAAACCAATCATCATAAATAGATTCAATTTCAGAATCACTAGGAGTCTCATAGAAATCTAAGTTTTCCTCACCAGTATAAATCTCAGCAGCATACTTAGCATCATTACCATTACGTCTATCCTGCTTCCCATGCTCATCCATAAACCCAACTAGGTTCTTAGCTTTATCAATCACCACAACATTCTTATTAAATTCTAATTTAATTCCAAGAGGATTTTTCTCTCTTAGGTCTTTGATTAAATCTTCAGTTAATCCTTCTTTGTTAAAACGATTACTAAGGGTGTCTAGGTCTGGTCTAGCCTCAATTAATCCATCATAGAGTTCTTCTGATAAATCAGCTAAACTAAAGTTAGCTTCAGGTTTATACCCACCACCTCTTAAACCTTTAATGAAATATGATTGAGTTCCCTTAGAGCTAGTGGTAACCTTAAGTTTTAGGAGTTCGATAATGTAAGGGTGATATTTAGCTATAACCTTCTCATTATTTTTACCCTTCATTTCTCCTAAGTAGCCCTCATCAGAATGAATGAAAGTCGCATGAGGTTCCCACATCCATGTATCTTTATTCCCACTAGGTTTAATTAATTTTCTCAGGGATAACACTGAGCCATCTCTAGCCGCAGAATTACCGCAATGGCCCATCGATTTACCTTCAAGGTCACAATAAGAACGTTCTAGGTCTAGCCAATAAAATCCATCATTAAAATTAATAAGAACAGTGACATCCTCATCTAATGGTTGATCGGTATATTTAATCTTACCCTTCTGAGCTTCCTTCCATCCATCCTCTAACTTTAAAAAGTAATCAAATATTTGCTCATCAGTTTGTTTACCCCACACATACGATTGTATGGCAGGAATAGGTAAGGAGAGAAAATGAAGAACATTTCTTTCAAAGGTAATCAATTCACTGAAAGTTAAACGGTCATCTTCTTTAATGTAAGAATATTTTTTAATTTCATTTGCATACCAAGGTTCAAATAATTTTCTATCTAATTGTATTAAATCTGCATCACGATAATTTAATACTAATCGGTCATGTTTATAAGCATATTCCATTATCGCTATTTTGTGGTGTCTGAGAAACCAAACAATTCTATCTTCCTTTTTTAAATTAGTTTTATAAGATTTAATAACCTTATTTATGCCATCAGTGAAATCTTTTTTATCTTCAGGGGTAAGTAAAAATTGAAGGAATCCACTAAACATATCTTCATAGTTAATGGCTTCAGTTAAGATAAATTGCTTGTAAGATAACATAATTTCCCTCTTGACAATTAGTTAGTTTAATGTTATCTTTATTTATCACTTATGGGAGGAACTTAAAGATGACTCTGGATGATGCTAAGGTAAAACAAGTCGAGACTAATGGTAGGATTATCAGAGAACCCAACCAACATGGTTATGTTGAGGTTTGGTTTACTGTAGGTAGGAATAATAAACTTATGGTTAACACTGTCGAGTATCGTAAATTACCTAATCCTTATCCTTACCTGAAACCTGACACAGAAACATACATCCTGACAAGAGAAGCCGTATTTCAAACTTCCTCACACACTGACTGGATTGTCATTTAAGGAGAGATAAAATGAACTTTAAAGAATGGTTTAAAAATTATCTTAAGTGTGAGTGGGAAGATTTTGAGGGAAATATTAATGATAATGATATGCAGAATGCCTTTGAAGCTGGTCGTGAATATGAAGCAAAACTAAGATCATTTGACATTAGTAAAGATTAACAAATTAAAGCCTAGCTATTATGCTAGGCTTTAATTTTAGCGGCATCCTCAATCTCATTTAACATAGATTTAAATTTATCCTTATCTAACCAGATAAATCTACTCAGCCAAGTGAAATCTTTCTCTAGGAATTTCTTAATATTAATTATGTTTTGTTCTTTATTACCACGATCATTAAAGAATAAGTCAGTGATGGAGTCACTATAATAATCATCACTCTCAATCACAAAGGTTAGGTAACGATCAATCCCCTTCCCATCCCTCCAGTAAGCATCATAGTTAAAATCAAGCAACATTCCATCAGCTTTCAGAGCCTTAATTGAATCATCATGTAAAACGTCTCCAGATGAAGCGTAGAGCTTCCGTTCCTCAGAATCAAGGATGAGTCTAATATTTTTATCAAAGCCCTGTATCTCACTCTTAGAGGGGTTCACATACACTTCTTGATAAGTCCCTCTATCCTTAAAGCCTGTAGCGAAATCCTCAGCTAACCATTCCTTATAAGTCTTCATCTATTAGCCTTAGTCTTAGATTCTAGTTCATCCTTAAGCTTCTCTAATTCTCGTTTAGCTTTTTCTAAGGCTCTCATAATATCAACTACCCGTTTCATGAAATTAGTAATCTGAGAATAGATAGTCACCTTACGACTATTCACGTTACCAATAACCCCACCAGCCTCAATGAATTTTTTAACGGTAGGACTGAAACCAGATTCCTTCTTAAGTTTCTCTTCCATCTTACTTGCCAAGAGAGCATCAGAATAAGTATAAGAGCGATTATATTCAGCTCTCACTGCTTCCTCAAACTTAATCAAGTAATTATCAATGAACTTTTTAAAATTAGCTAAGTCGTTATCAGGAATAAATCTCATGAGCTTATTCCCATTAACATCAATCTCTAAGGCACTACCACCATCTTCATAAGTAATCTTTGAGATATCATCAGGACTAGACTTAGGAACATAAATATTCGTTAATAGCTTATAATACTTTATTAAGAACTCTTTAATTAATTCATCGTTATCTTGTTCAGCCTTAGCTAATTCAGTCTCAACTTTTTTAATATTAGCCTCAGTAATTTTAATTTTGTTAATCTCGCTTAACTTTGATAAAATCTTCGTGGCGGTTTCGGCAGGAAAGAAAGCCTTAACTAATTCTTCCCCAAAAGTCTTTGCAATATGTTTGACAGCGCCCTTAGCAATGTTAGCGGCTAACTCCCCAACACCTTCATCTAACTGTTCAAGTTTATTAAACGTAACTTTTGCCATTAGTCAATATCCTATAAAGTTTATTCGGATCTATCTTATGCGCTCTCATCCCCATCACCTTATCATATCTCACTAATTGTAATATTCTTACAATGAGTTCAGAACAAAAGAATTTACTTCTATGTTGAATATTTATCGGGATAAGAAAGTTAAAAATAATTCCCATCCAATCATAGTAATGGTTCTCAAATTCCTTACAGGCTAAGTAAGTTTCATAATCATCCACATCTAACTCAACGATATCCCATTGATCAAAATTCAGGTTTCTAATTTTAAAATGACATTTATTATACTCAGCATCAGCAGAAAAGGATTGACGACTACGATTAAAATAAATCTCGCAATGACTATAGGGACCATCAGTCTTCCATGCTATTAAGCTATTAAGCCATTTATTTTTAATAGCTGTCTTAGCCTTGAAGAAGATTATCTTAACCATAAGTTATCCTTGTTTAGGATTCTTCAGTTGTTGGCGCAATAATTTCAGTCTTCCGTGCAGATCCTTGACTTGACCCAAGAAAATAACCAAAAGCTGTACCTACAAATCCTACTAAGGCAATTAAACAAATATTAAAGAAATCTTTATTATCTGTTGGTACTGGTGTCGTGAAAAGAAATCCCATAACTACGAGAAATCCAATAACTGAGGTAATGGCGAGAAATGACTGGATAATATTCTTTTTCATATAATCTCCTTATTGTGTAATCGGTTAATTTCTTGGGCCATACATTTGACCACATAAACAGTGAGTGTATCTTTTCCTAACTCAGGTGGTGGACATTCAGCGATACATAAACAAATACGATGAATCTCTAATAGTTCTGCATGACAAGCATCATAATGTTCTTGTAATGTAAAATTAGCTTCTTTACGAAGAAGGGAACTATTCATTTATATTTCCTCTAGGGATTGAATAGATGGATACGATTAGGAACTGGTTTCACATCAAGATGAATCCAAGAAACTCCAGCTTCCATTCTCATAATGTCTTTGATGAGAGGGTTGTTTTGGTCTGAGAGAATAAGTCCTCGAATATACTCGGCATCATAACCTTTTACATGACAGTCAGCGGCACAGCCTTTCCAATGTTGACTTTTATTAGTACCTACTGTGCAATTCTCAGTACGAAGGCCTCTCCATTGGGAGTCACCTCCAAAAGACCAATTGTTGACGATGATTACTGGAGTTTTGCTGGTCTTTTCTTGAACGAACTCCCAGAGGCCATCTAGAGCTGAAATAAGTAATGGAGATAGCTTGCTCCATGCAGCTTCACCTTCAGTTTCGTAAGTGATT